AACTACGACATCATCGTCATATGCACTCCAACTAGTGAATGACTTATATGACATCAAATCATGTAAATGATGCACCCATACGCCGTGGTTTGAATAATTGAATTCCACATCATCAATTTTTATAATTGCGTTGTATCCTAATTCATTTGCGTATGGTACTTTAACCGATAACATTGGTATGAATCTATTCCAAGAGCACATGTCTGTTTCATGTATGAAATTAACAAGTGATATATCTAAATCCAATGTACACCAAAATTCTAGTGTCAGAAAATGTTGAATAGTTGGTGTCCACTCTTCCATTTCTTCGTATGTACTAACTTTAAAACTATGATTGGCACCAAAGAAAATGTGTGTTATTTCATCTTCACCATCGTATTGTGTTAGTCGCCTGGCTATTTCTTCAATGTCTGGTTCACCAATGACGTATAATGTTTTGTGACCTTGTGTCATTGTATTATCACTATGAGTTCCAACATAAAATTTAATATTGTTACTCCATATCTGATTTTTAAAATCTCTTACCATGGTATTACTTGCGTGCTGGGATAATATAATTATATGTCGCCAACCCACTGTCAACTACGATTTCGGTCGCACCCTTGTCACTAATCTTCATAGTCTTATCACCATCTAAACTTAGGATGCTGATAATTGGTTTGATTGGCCAACTCCACGATTGACTTAATGAACCACCAACATTTGATTGAAAGGTAAATGAACCATTGTGATTACTTTGGTCACCCAATGATAAAATTAAATTTCCATCTACTGTACTGGTTTTAAATACAGTCTCACCATGATTAATCTGAGATTGCATTTTAAGACGTTGGATATTTAATTCAGTTGGATTGAATTCTACGTCCCATGTAGCACCCTTAAATGTTCCAACGTTAAGTTGTTCTTGTACCATTTCACTTGACATAAATCTATAATCATTTGAAAAATCATTATTTTTATTATCGAAATGTAACCCAACAGGAACATTCTTTTCCTCTTTTCTATCTTGGCGAGTAACTGTGATTACAGCATCATTCTTGTATTCCTGTGTGTTTAAAATAGTTTTTAAGTTATTTAAATTGGGCATACCAAAAACACCATTGAATTCCTCGATTGGTTTGGTGAACTCTGCATTCAATACTACGGTTTGGTCGTCGGCAATACCTGTGATTTTTGTTTTTGCATCATCCCCAATAATCTTAATAAGTCCAATAGAACCTAAGTCATGTGTGTGTTTAACTAAATCTATTAAATGGTCTTTCATTTTATTTCTCCTATTGTGATAAAAATTTAACATATATTATATTTTAAATATAATGTTATGTGTTGTTCAATTTTACCTAAATGTTTATTTTGGCGATACATTGTCCACCTTTTATAGATAATGTGTTGCCTGGCTTCTTAATTTCCAACCAACTAACATTGGATATTGGTTCATCGTATGATTCCATAATTGTGAATCCAATCATTTCTATCATTGGTGCTAGTCTATATTTTGGAGTATATGAATAGAGTGATTTTTCAAAATTCTGCACAGCCAATGTTAAATTACAATTATTATACGTAAAGATAATTGCGCCACCTGGTTTCAATATATCGTATAATTCTTCCATATATTTTTCAATCACATCCAATGGTTTGTAATTAAAAAAATTCAGGGCAACTATAAAATTTATCTGTTGATTGGGGAAATTTTTGAAAATTTTATCTCTAGATTCATCAATAACGTTATATCGTACTCTAGATTGGTATTGTTCATTCCACATAGATTTAGTTGGCGCTAATAGGTCTATGTGCTCATCTACTATGTAAAGAGGGTCAGATGAAGTCATTTCATCAACATACTTCCCATGTTCTGGACGAATAAACATACCCGCATGTTTCCAATCACTGTATGTTAGAATTCTACTGATGAGGTACTTTTGTATATCATCCTTGTATATTAGTGATTGGAATAAACTTCGTTCTAATATATATTTTGTGCTGTCTGTTTCGCATTCTTCATACATTTGATAACTTTTAGATAGATATGCAGATTCACGCTCTTTAATAACCTCATCTGCATTATCCTTTAGGTCGGATAAAATATTATTAAATTCGATGAGTTCGTGTAGTATTTTATCTCTTTGTTTCGATAACTTTAGTGTGTAATCATTACTAATATCAGATTTGCTAGATATGGCAATTGCTGATGACATAAACTCATCCATGTGCACTCTCGCATCATCGACAATTATATCTGATAATGTATTTTTATATTTTACGAAATAACTTAAAGGTTCATCCAAAATCAAAAAGGTCGTTAATTGTGCTATTAATATTGGTTCTATTTAGTAAGTCCCAATCCAACACTCCCAATAAGTTTTCAATTTTATTATCAATCATATTGGTTTCCATCAATGCATCATCAAATGGTAAATCTTTGTACCACTTGGGGATGTTGTGTTCGTCGATTGGTATACTGATACTTCTAAACCCATATGGATTATCTTTCAATTTGCATACAACGGTTTTCATGCCGTCGGATATTTCCATACTATGATTGTCATTATTAATAATACGGAGATTATTCCAATTAACTGCAGCCCTAACATGCCCTGGAATAGTTATAACTTTATTTCCCTTTCCCTTTTCCGCTACCTCAGTCAACATAACTTCGGAATAATTGGTTAACTTGTTGACACGTTTTGGTGTCCCCTTTTCCCAACTAGGTTTATTCTTAAATTCCATTTTAAACTTCATGATTTCATCAATTATATATTCTTTGTCTTTGTTTGAAAGTAGGTCATTTAGAATATTCTTCAAGAAATCTTGTATCACTGCAGGGGTATCACTACGCTTTAAGTCTAATCCCATTGCTTTTACTTTCCCAAGTCCACCATCACTATCATATCGGGTGCCTTCATTATCATACACCATGATGGCATAACGTTTCTTTTTAATAAACAGACCGCTTAAACCAGTAATCTCTCTACCGCACTTAATGATATCACCCTTATCTGTTGGTACATTATGCGCCTCTTTCATGTATAGTGGAAAACTGATATTTAACTTGTCGGCAATTTTCTCATATAATGCCGTCGCAATATCCTTATCCCATTTAGCACCGTTTGCTACCGCTTCTTCCATAACAGGCCAAGCACTGAAATAAGCAGAATCTGTGTCACCATATATAATGCATTCGCCTGTGTGGTCATACACACCCGTCAAGCACTCATTCACATAAGCGTCCATGTGCTTCGCAATTGCTCTGCCTGTTAGTGTTGTTGACTGACCAATGCGTTTATCAAAGAATCTACAGTACTTGTTAAGAATCGCACCGTACAACGAGTTAAGACCAATCTTTTTAACTAATTGTCGTTTATCCCAAAATGCTTTATCTTCGGGGGTGGTCGCATCACGCTTTTTGGCTTGCATTTCTTTGCGTTCTGCGTACCAACGTTTAAGTAATCCGGGAATGACTCCATCACGTTCCATTGAAAAAATGGTACCATTGGCACTTAATGTCCAATTGCTATCAAATATGATGGAATATAATTCTTCTGTGGGGTGGGTAGTTGATTCCCCATTGACCCAATCCACCGTAATGTTTGTATTTGGTGTTTTTTCCATCAATGCAGTGTATTCCATTGTCCCAAATAATCCTTCCCACGCACCCGCAAATGAACTTCCTTTGTATGTTTTTCCTGCATTGTTTACTTGGTCAATCATTTTACTGTTTATATAAGCATCAGTCGTGTCCAATCTAAATTGCCCAATGATAGTTTCCGGTGCCATATTTAACGCACGAATTACAGATGGGTACAAACTATTGATATCAACTGACCCAATCCATTTGTGTACCCCCTTTTTTGGATATGCTACATATGCTCCCGCTGCTTGTGTATTACTTTCTTCTTCCTTTTTTCTGTTTGGTACGACAAATCCACGTTCATGCGCTTCGTTGATGATTGCCTGTTCGGTTATACCAACCGACCCCATTGTTGATGGTATCGATACAGTATTTGAATGGGCGATTTCATTTGCTAAATCGATGAACTTTAACTTCTCATCCATTTTTGCCAATAGCATTGTGTCTTGTCTCGAGTAGTCAATAAACTTCTCAAAATCATCGTTGTATAATTGGTCTAATGTTCCCATGTACGCAATTTTCTTGTCTCCCAATTCATACTCAGAAATTGCATCCAATGAATACGAATGCATTTCTTGGTATGTGTATTTTCGGTACAATTGCATGTAGTCCAAGTGAATACGACCAACAAGGGCAAATGTTTCTTTTTCAGCACCGTAGCGCTCATATGTTTTAGTTTTTGGTATTCTATCCCATAGACAGAATCGTTTATTCTCTTCCATCGAGGAAATCCGTGCCACTCGATTTACCATGTACGGTATATCAAAACCCTCACTATTCCAACCACTCAAAATATCTGCATCTTCAATCAAGTCAAAGAATGCTGAGAACATTTCACTTTCATCATCGAAAAGTAATGTATTCTCAAATTTATTTGCGATTTCAAATGCATCATCTTCTGATAATCCATTGGGTGGGATAGCCAAACATATTAGTTTTTCAGCCCAATCCAAATACAGTGATATTGCGGTTACTTTATTGAACGGGTCTTCAGGCGGACTAAATCCTTTTTCTTTATGAAAATCGGTTTCAATATCGAAAAAAACGGTATTTAACTTAGGTGAGTTTTTATTTTTGTAATTTTCCTCTAAGCATTTATTGATTACATTTATGTCACTTTCATATAATTGAACATGTTTGTGCGCACCTTGTTCTTGTCTAAACCCACGTCTATTTCTAGCATGTGCTCTACTAACAGGTGTTCCATAAATGCTTTTAAATTTCCCCAATGGGTCATCATAATAAAACTCATACTTAGGTCTAAATTCAGAAAGTACCCTTTTGCCATCTATTCGTTCGGCAACACACACCATATCGGAAAGTGGGTCGTATATTGCGTCAACGTATGACATTAATCAGTACGCCCCACTGTTTCTAGGATTGTTTCTAGTACATCGTAGTCATCTGATGCTTGTTGGAAGTTTACTTTATATGCAACACGTACTGCTTTCTTCAGTACAGCAGGTTTAACCTCCATTTCTTCGGCAATTGCTTTGATTGTGTCTGCCAATCCTTCGTTAAGTACTTCTACTTCTGACATAACGCTAATGCCTTCCTTAAAAAGCATTTCTAATTTTTTCTTTTGGTCTGGGGTGAATGTTAATGACATGTATAACTCCTTTGGTGGTTTAAAACTACATATTATAAACACATAAACAAAAAAATAGATGCTATTAAACACCCATTTTAATATTTCGGTAAAAGTTATAATTAATTACATTTTAATCCATTTGTATGAACCTTGTCCTAAATATTCTCCTCTAGAGTAACCGCGTTTTTTCATTTGAGTTTTTATGTAGTTATCTTTGTCATCCTGTGATAATTTGTCCCACTCTTTGCCTTCTTTTTCTGCTTGTTTTCTAGCATCTTGTAATGCG